TAAAACCCGTTGGCGTGAATGAAAGCCTGCGCAACGCCCTTATGGGCCTTGAGGTTTCCCACCGGGTTCGACTGCGCTACCGCGCCGAGCTCGCAACGCTTACTTCGGATGCCTATCGCCTGCTTTGGCGCAACCAGGAAATGCACATCACCGGGGCGATCAATGCCGATCAGCGCCGCCAATATCTCGATATCACCTGCAAGCTGGGCCAAGGGATAAGCGGATGATCATTCCCCAATTCAGGCTTGATGGGGTTCCAAAGGTTAGCCGGGTTCTTTCAAAGACGTTGCCCGATGCAGCGATCAAAGCTCTCGCCGCGACGGGCCAAAAAGTAGCGCAACGGGTGCAGCGCATAGGCTGGCTTCTGGCGCCGCGCAAAACAGGCAAGCTCGCAAGCCAGGTTGTTATCAAGCGTAGCGCCCGTGGTTTAGTTTGGCGTGTTGGTGTTTTTTCTCTCGATCGCGGTTATATCGCCCGATTTTTAACTTTTGGTGTCGCGCCGCACAGCGTTAAGCATGGCGCCAACCGTGCATGGACGAATGCCAGCGGCCTGCGCACCAAAAATCAATCGGGCAGGCTTCATCCAGGGTTTTCGCCCAAAGATTTTCTTCTCGGCCCCACGCGAAATATGCGCGAGCAATCGCAGACCGAATTCAGGGCTGCGATGGAAAGCGCCTTGCGTCAGGCCAATAATGAACTGCAGGGATAATCATGGCCGGGCTTTGGGAATTACAACAAGCGGTTATAGCCCAGCTTAAGGCGGATGCTGCCGTTGTTGCACTCGTGGGCGGCGCGGAAAACCCGCGTATTTATGACGCCCCGCAGCGTGACCCTGCTTTCCCCTTCATTGGATTAGCCGAGGACAGCCTGGATGAAGCGGGTTCAGTCGATGGCATCGCCTATTCGGGAACGATCCGCGTTGGTTGCGTCGATCGCGGCAACACAACCGGCCGAGAGAATGCAAAAAAAATCAACGATGCGGTGATCGCCGCGCTCGATCGCCAAGATTTTACGGTTGAAGGGCATAAGCTTGTCTATTGCCTTTTACAGAACACCCAGACCTTGCCAGGCGATTACGATGAAACCGAGTGGATCGGCGTCGTCAGTTTTAATGTTTATCTCAACAAGAACTAACCCAAGGGAGTAGCTATGACGACGACCAACCCGCAAGCCGGTAAAAATATGAAATTGTTCGATGGCACCGGTACCACGAACCTTATTGCGGGCATCCGCAGCCCGAGCGTGAAATTCGATGGTGAAACCGTCGATGTAACGAATATCGATAGCAACGGCGCCAAGGAACTTGGCGAAGCCATGGGTGTTTCGAGCGTCCAGGTGCAATGCCGCGGCGTTCTGACCGATGCCGCCGTTCATGGCTCTCTCGGCACGCGCGCGCTGGCGCGTACGCTTAATCCCTACCGCGTTCAATTCGGCACCAAAGCGCTGACTGGCAACGCCCAGATCAGCTCGGCCGAATTCAGCGGCGATTACAACGCCGCGCAGCTCTACAACATCACGCTTGATTTTTCGGGCGATGTGACCTTGACCTAAACTGCAAACCGATAAGAGGAAGCCATGGCCAATCCCCACCGCGGCGAGGTGAAAATCACCCTCGCCGGCCAAGAATATACCCTGCGCCCGACATTCGATGCGCTCGCCCAAATCGAGAACGATCTCGGCATGGGCATGGCAGGCGTCACGGCGCGGTTTTTCAGCCGCACCCATGGCTTCCGCGAAATCGAGAGCATTGTTCGCAATGGCATTATCGGTGCCGGCGGGCAGCCGCCCAAGGATTTGCGTGATCTTCTCGTCAAGGACGGGATCACAAAAATCAGTAGCCCCGTCATTGTCTTTGTAAGCAACGCCATCCTCGGCGACCGCGAGGTAGAACCCTCGGGGGAAGCGGAAACGGCGGGAGCGGTGAATACCCCTTCCGCCGGTACATAGAATGGGGCCTTGGCGCTCTTGGCTGGTCACCGGCAGCTTTTTGGGCATCGACACCGCATGAACTTTTCGCCGCGATCGACGGTTATCTGGAGAGAAGCGGCGATACCACGGTGCGCGATAAGCGCATGGCACGTGAGCTTCGCGCCTGGCTGGATGCGGGCGCGCCTGATCAAGAATAAACGAGGCCATCATGGCGAATGCTTTAACGGCCGTTTTTGGAGCGGATTCTGATCCGTTTATCCAAGAGCTGCGCCGTGCGCAAAAAGAATTTGAAAAATGGGGGAGTGATTTTTCACATTCGCTCGATGGCGTGCGCGGCGCGGCCGATGCTCTTTCCACTCTATTCGGCGTATCGCTTGGGGGTGGCATTGCTGCATTCACCAAGCAGACCATTGAAAATATATCCGCGCTGCAGGATCAGGCCGACGCGCTCAATCTTAATGTAGAGCAATATCAGGCCTACCGCTTCGCCGCCGGCCAGGCTGGCATCGATAACGACAAATTCACCACCGGCCTCGGTTTTATGAACCGGGTTTTTTCGGATGCAAAAACGGGCGTTCAATCGGCGCTTGATACATTCACAAAATGGCGCGTGAATATCTCACAGGCCCGCGACAGCGCCGACGTGCTGCAGCTCTTGGCTGATCGCTTCCAAAGCTTGAGCGGGGCGCAGCAAGGTTCCTTCTTACAGGATTTTTTCAGCAAGCAAGGCCTTGCCTTCTCCAATTTCCTGCGCGATGGCAGCGCGGGCCTCGCGGACATGGAAGCTAAAGCCCGTGCGGCCGGCGCGGTGATCGATGAGGAGATCGTAAAGAAAGGAAAGATCGCCGGCGATCAGCTGCGGGCCATGGGCGATGTGATCACTTCGCAGCTAAGTGTGGCGCTTGTGAACATTCTCGGCGACATGAAGCAATTCGGTTCGCTCGCCAATCTTATGACGGACTCCATCAAGGGGTTCGCTCAAGTCACCGATATGCTGTTTAACGATATTCAGCATCAAAGCCATGACACGCTCGTGAATGAACTCACGATGGCGCAAAATCTTTTAAAAACCCTGCAAAGCCATCAAGGCAATTCGTTCCAGACCTTGCTCGATGGCGGCGCCACCACCCAGGCCGCCGGCATCAAGAACCAGCAGGACAGAATTCAGCAAATCACCGCCGCGCTTGACGCGCTGAACAATAAACCAAAACCCACTCCCCCGCCTGCCGGCGGCGGCATCGATACGGTTACCGCCAGCAAGCACGCGCTGGATGATTATCTCACCAGCTTGCAGCACGAAAACGATCTTTTGCAGCTGAACGGCGTGGCGCGTAAGCAGCAAGAGGAGCTTTTCAAGGCCGAGGAAGCCGCCAGCAAGGACGGTAAGGTTTTGACGGAAGAGCAAATTCAAACGGTGCTCGGGCTCGCGGCTGCCGATTACAAGCTGACCGAGGCAGAAAAAGCTGCCAAAGACCAGATGCAGGAGATGAAGCAATTCGCCAACCAGCTCGCGGCGAGCATGAATAGCGCCTTTGAGGATGCAATTAAGGGCGGCAAAAGTTTCAGCGATACCCTTAAGGCGCTTGGCCTCGATATCCTAAACCTTATCCAGAAATTCCTGATCTTCCAGCCGCTCGCCAAGGGTATCGGCAGTTTATTCGGTGACACGGGCGGCGCCGGCGGCGGTGGCTTTAGCCTGGACAGCCTCTTTGGCGGCTCAAGCACAACCTCGCTCTCCGATGGCCGCACCATCACCTGGAATGGCGCCCGATCGGATTCCTTATTTGGTGGCGTGGGTAATTTCTTCTCCGGTATCGGCGACTTTCTTGGTTTTGCCGATGGCGGCCGGCCGCCGCCGGGCGTGCCTTCGATTGTCGGCGAGCGCGGGCCAGAACTCTTCATTCCCGACAGTCCCGGCCGCATTGTGCCGAGCGGTAGCAGCATGGGCGGCGGCCCTACGATTTACGCCGATCTGCGCGGGGCCGATGTTGCCGCCGTCATGCGCCTTGAGAACATGATCCAAAGTGTGAACGCCAAGGTTGAAAGCTGGGCCGCGCCCGGCAATTTCGAGGCGCGTATGCAAACCGCCATGTCGCGCGGCTATGTCTCTACACGATAATTTTGGGGTTCGCAGATGAGCTTTTCCTACCCGCTCACCATGCCTACCTCGCCGGCGCCAAAGTCCATGACGCCCGGCTGGGATCACGCACAGGGCATCACGGAAAGCGAATTTGATTATTCCGATCAGGTGACCGATTGGGGTGGCGAAGTCTGGGAATTCATCGGCGTGCAGCTGCCGCCCATGTTGCGCGCCCAAGCGATGGAATGGGTAGCCTTCTTTGGAAAATTATATGGCCAGGTTGGTTCCTTTTTATTCTCGCCGCCCGGTTATAAGACGCCGCGCGGTGGCTGGGGTGCCGATAGTCCGCAGGTGGATGGTGCCGATCAGACCGGCAACCTTTTGAACATTAAAAACCTGACGCATAGCCAAACCGGTTGGGGGAAGAAAGGCGATTTCTTCCAGCTAAATTCTGGCGCGAATGCGCGTCTTCACATGCTGCTGGATGATTTCAGTACGAACGCAAGCGGCGAGGCGCTGATCGCCTGCAAGCCTGCCATCACGGTGGCGCCCAATGATGCATCCAGCATCGTGCTTATCAACCCAGCCGGCGTATTCCGGCTCGTATCGCCCAAGCAAAACTGGAGCGTTGATCTTCTAAAGCATGGCGTCACATTCGACTGCCGGAGCATTCCTTAATGTCGCGCGATTTAACCACCGAAGTGTCAGCCGCGATCGGCGAACGTGTTATCAAGGCGGCCTTGCTTGCCAAGTTTGAGTTTGATGGCGGCGATATCCTTTTTTGGTCAGGCAAGGGCCCGCTCACCTATAACGGCGAAACCTATGAGGGTGTTGGCGGCCTGATTGGCATCTCGGAATATGATGAAACCGAAGATTTAACCGCCAATGGCATGACGTTCCAGTTAACCGGCATTCCCGAAAGCCTGATATCGGTTGCGTATAACCAGGAATACCGCCGCCGGCGTTGTTCCCTTGCTTTCGCCATCCGCAAGGGCGATGTGGCTGATTTATTCGATGCCGACACCTCTATCGCATTCGATGCCGATACCCCGCTTCTTTTTTCCTCGGGCGGCTTGAACCAGCTCGAAGACACGCCCTACCAATGGTTTGTCGGGCTTATGAACGTGATGAAGATCAATCGTTCGCGCAATACCTGCACCATAACCTTGCAGGCCGAGAACGAGATGATCCTTCTAAAGCAGGCCAAGGTAAGACGGTACACGCCCGAGGATCAAAAGGCGCTTTATCCGGCCGACACCTGCTTTGATTTAATCGCCACCATGCAAGATAAGGTGTTGCCATGGGGCTCCAGCCAATCCCAGCAATAACGCGGCTGGAAAATTCCGAAAAATTGCTTTCCCAGTATTTGCGAGAACGCATAGCCGCGCCTTTTGTGTGGGGCCAAAACGACTGCATTCTTTTTGCGGCCGATGCCGTGATGGCCATGACAGGAACCGACCTTGCGGCCGACTATCGCGGAACCTATTCGGATGAAGCCGGCGCCGCGGCGCTTTTGGAAAGCCTCGGCGGCATCGAAAGCTTGATTACAAATTCGCTTGGGATCGAGCCGCATCAAAATTGGCGCCGTGCTTTTCGTGGCGATGTTGTGTTGATCGATGGTGGCAACGGCCGCCTCGCCGCCGCCATTGTGGCCGATAAGGGCGAATTTCTTGCGGCCGCCCGGCCGATGAATAACGAAAGGCGCATTTCCCGGCGCCTCGCGCTCAAGGTCTGGAACATATAAGCCATGCCCCCACAAATCGCTCTTGCCGCCGCGGCGGCCGCTATCGGTGGCAGCCTTACCGGCGCGACCCTGGGGTCTATCCTTCTCAAGGTCGCCTTGTCGGTAGTGCTGTCGGCCGTGACACGGGCCCTGACACCCAAGCCAAGCACCCCTGACCCGACCAGCCAGAACACCCAGACCGGCATCAATGTCGCGGTGCAGCGTTCCGACGATAGCCATAAGCATGTGTATGGCATCACGCGCCATGCCGGCATGTTCTATCCGCTTGGTCTTTCAGGCGATAATAAGTACCTCTATGCGGTTTCAGTCATCGCTGCGCATGAAATCGATGGCATCGTTGAATACTGGTTGGGTGATGTTTGCATCACGCCCGATCAGCTGGACGCCAATGGCCTGGTAACAACGGGCGATTTCGCCAATAAGGTTCGCATCCGGCCGCATCTCGGCAGCCCGAACCAGACCGCCGATACGCTTTTGATTTCAGAGGTGCAGGGCCTCAACAGCAATTTCCGCTTCCGTGGCCTTGCCTATGTTTATTGGCGCTTCGAATATGACGCCAATAAGTTTTCTTCCGGCTTGCCCAATCCAAGCGTCGTCATGCGTGGCAAGCCTATTATCGATCCGCGCGACAACATGCGCCGGTTCACAGGTAATCTTGGCCTCTTTAAATACGAATATCTTTGCAATGAAGATGCCGGCTTTGGCGCCGCGGTTGACCGCTTTGAAGAAACGCAAAACACCGCGCAGCTGAATATCTGCGATGAAATGGTCACAACGGCCGATGTTGTACATATGGTCAATGCGGCCACGCCCGCGGCCGACACGCTCGCGCTCGATGGGGATATGTTGAAATTCCCGCCCTTTGCGCGGGTGCAGCTTACGACCACGGGCACCCTGCCGGCAGGGCTTTCACCCGCCACGGATTATTGGGTGATTGTTCACCAGTTTAAAAAGAATTCCGTGGTTGGCCCTCGCGTGCGACTTGCGGCCACGCTCTTGGATGCTCTGCAGGGCCAGGCGGTTGATTTTACGGATGCCGGCACCGGCACCCACACCATTACGCAAAACGCCGAGCCACGATATTACGGCGGCGGTGTGCTCGATACCGCTCGTGCGATCGGTGACAACCTTCAAGATATGCTTTCTGGTGATGCCGGCCGCCTGGTCTTTGCGGGCGGAAAAATCCGCATCCTGCCGGCCGCCTGGTCGGAGCCTGTTAATAGCCTTAACGCCAAATCGGATTTCGTCGCGCCCTTCTCTATCGACACGCGCCTGCCGATCGAGGAAAGCTTTAACGCGATCGGCGGCATCTTCTATTCGCAGCTTAACAATTGGCAGCCGGTCGATTACCCGGAATACTCGGTGTTGAACGACATCACCAAGGACGGCGGTATTAAGCAGAAAAAGGATTATCCGCTTCCTTATACCCAAAGCACGACCACGGCACAGCGCGTCAGCAAGATCGAATACAAGCGCGCGCGGCAGGAAATCGCGGTGCAGGGTGCGGCGAAGATGCTCGCATTTCGAAACCAATGCGGTGATAACATCACGCTCAATTCCGAACCCGATGGCTTTGTCGATAAAGCCTTCGAGGTCACACGGCTTGGCCTTTCGATCGAGAATGACGCCTTTGGCAAGCCCGCATTGCGCGTGCCCATCATCTTGCGCGAAACCGCCGAGGAGATTTTTGATCACGAAAGCACAGAAGATGCGCTCATCGACCCGGCGCCAAATTCGGTGTTGCCCGATCCATTCACGGTGGCGCGGCCGCAAAACCTTTCTTATTCATCGCGGCTCGTAAATACAACCGATGGCGATACCCTTTACACGCTTGTGCTTGGTTTCGATCAATCGATCGACAACAACGTGCTTGCCAGTCCCGGCCAGGTAGAGCTGTTTTACCGTGAAACCGGAACAACCGTTTATAAGCCGCTGCATCCGGTACCAGGCGATAGCACGCAGGCCGATATGGTGACGGCCACGCCCGGCGCGTCTTATGACCTTGCTGCGCGTTTTAAAAATACAATCGGTAAACTCTCATCTCTTTCGGAAATGCCCGGCTGCATCGTCGGTTCGAGCGGCAGCACGATCGGCACGCACCTGGATTATGAAAGCGTTACCGGTTCTCCCGCGACCTTCCTTGATTACGGCGCCGTGAATACGGCTCCCACAACCTTCCTTGATTACGAGGCGGTACTCTAATGTCAGCAACCGAACTTAAACTTCGCCGCGGCACCGGCCCGCAATGTGATGGCATGACACCCGTGCTGGGCGAGCCCATTTTCGATACCACGGCAAATCGCTTGCGCCTGGGCGATAATTCCCGTGCCGGCGGTTTCCAGGTTCCAAATTTCAAAGACCTCCAGAACGACAGCCTTACCCTCGCCAGCGCCGTTGGCGGCACCGCCACGGCGATCAGCCTTACCTTTTCCGTGCCTACGTTATCCGATGGCAATGGGCAGAAAATTGAATGGGTACCAACCAGCGATGCCGCCGGCGCGACTACCGTTGCCAATGATGGCCGCGGCGCGGTCACGGTAAAAAAGTGGAAGTCAGGCACGCTTGTCGATATCGAGGCGAATGATTGGAAATCTGGGCAGCGGCAACGCGCGTATTCAAATGGTACATATTACATTCTGGATCGCACCGATTTCGGCAGCGGCATCACGCCGGGCATGAAGCTGTTAGCCACCGCCACCCCATCGGGCGCCGCCTCGGCCGATTTCACCGGCTATATTACTTCCGATTATAACGCCTATATGTGGATTTTCGAAAACTTAACGCATACCAACGGTGTCGTTGATACGCTGCTTGCCCGCGTTAGGCGCGCCGGCCAAGGAAGTTACGACAGCGGCTCCAGCGATTATGCCACCGCCGGCGTGAGAATGAATGGCACGGTCGCCGCTCTCTCATCGAGCGGGGCCACCGGTATGCTTCTAACGGGAAGCTCATCCTGGCGCTCGGTTTCAAACGGCGGCAATGGCTTGAGCGGCTGCATGATTGGCCATGGCCTTTCTAATAGCGGCAATTATCCGCAATTCACATTCCAAACGACTGAAATCCTTCTTACGGGCACCGATACATCCACCTCGGGCGGCGCGAACAGAAAGACCACCGCTGCGATTGACAGCATTCAATTCCTTCCCTTTAGCGGAAATCTTACCGGAAAAATCTCCATGTACGGCTTGAGAGCGACCTAACCATGCAAAAAAAATGCATAGCCACCCCACCCGGTCACGATGAGGCGATCGCGGCCCGCCGCGCGCGCCGAACGCAGCTCGAAACCTATGAAACGATCCCGGCGCAGGAAAAAGAAAGCCGTATGGTTTCCTTGCGCGAAGAAGAGAACCGCCTCACTGGAATTATCCAAACCGAGCGCCAAGCCCATAGAAAAAACCTCGAGATTTTAGATAAGGAAATCACCGAATTACCGGCAGGAGAAACGCGCGCTGAAAAAGAAAGCATGCGCAGCTCGGTCGTGACCGCATTCAATTTATCTTTCAACAAGCATTCGCTTGATCTCGCCGGCGTGCGGGGAAAAATCAGAAATCTCCATCACGCGCTGACACATGAAGCCCGCGCGGCCGAGCTGCACGATCTCGATCTGGCCGATGCCGCGGCCGCCCAGGTTGGGCACCAGCCTTTAAATAAAAGCGAAGCCGCGCAGCATAAAAAGGACACGGCCACGCATAAAGCCGTTTCCGATCAATATACCGCTAAAGCTTATCGCGCAGCCCGTGAAGCGGAATATCCGCCGATCGGTGATGTACTTGATGAAGTTTGCAAGGTTTTGCATCTGGTCATCACTTCTGGCGTTGAAGTCCCACCATCGACGTTAGCCTTGCTGAAAAAACGCCAGGCGGTGAAGGAAAAGCATCCCAAGCCGGTGGTAGCCGAAAAGGAATCCGCCGCGCCGGCCGCGGCACTCCCCGCCCCGGTTAAGGAAAATAAGGAGCCATAAATGAAAAAGTTTTTGATTTGCACCATGGCCATGATCGTGGCTGTGCTCGGCGAAGCCATGCCTGGTTATGCCGCCACTCCACAAACGATCCTGCAGCTTTTTTCAGGGCATTCATGTGGCGCCCTGCAAGCTAATGATCTTGTCCACATCAACCGCGGTAATAGTTCCGAAAATCCATGCATCGCCGCTGTTGGAAGTTATCTCGGCGGTGCGCTGGGTTCGAGCGATAATCGGCTTATGCGTGTTGACGGCACGGGCGGCGCCACGGCGCAGGCCTCGGCTGTCACGGTGGATGATAGCGGAAATATGTCTGGCGTTGGAACCATCTCGAGCGGCGTTGTAACCGCCAGCGGCTTTGTCGGCCCGGTCACGGGTAATGCTTCAACGGCAACTGCGCTTGCCACGGCCAGAGCAATTTATGGAAATAATTTCGATGGCACCACGGCACTCACACAAATCATTGCTTCCACATATGGCGGCACTGGTAATGGATTCACGAAGTTTAGCGGGCCATCAAGCTCGGAAAAAACTTTTACCCTACCGAATGCAAACGCCGCGCTATTGACAGACAACACACCAGTCACCGTTGCGCAGGGTGGAACAGGCACAGGTTCTGCCGGCATCGCCGCTTTCAATAACATAACCGGCTATAGCGCCAGCGGTGCCACGGGCACCACATCCGCCAATCTCGTATTCTCGGCGAGCCCTACACTCACTGGAACGGTTAACGGTGCCGCCGCTATATGGTCGGGGTTGGAAACTGCCGCAGGCTTCAGCCCTACTGATAGCACTTCCACCGGCAACAGATTTTACCTTGCAGCTGCCAACACCCCAGCGATTTCAGCAAATGGCATAAGCGTTATGCGTTTTGGCACGGTCGCCAGCGGCGTCAATTATTGGAGCCCAACGCCTGGTGCTACCGGCTTTGGCCCCGCCCTGACCGCCGCCGGTACAGATACGGATATTGATGCGATCTTAACGCCAAAGGGCATCGGCCAAGGGAAAATCAATGGCAGCAAAGCGTGGGCGGCAAACATTGACGCCACTCTTTTTCCTAACTTGCGCGGCTGCATAGCAAACTGGACAAGCCATGCGAGCGGTGCCGGTCAGAATTGCATCGGCCTATGGATTGGCACCAGCCTTACTGCCAATGCTTTGAGCGGCGGGCAGGATGCACCCACGCAGGATGTCAGCTCGCAAATTGCCGGGATGCTTAATAATGCTGGCATTCCAGCATCGGCAAATTCATGGATTGGCGGTTGGAACTCAAGCTATCCGCGCACAACCTATGACAAGCGGCTTATTAAAGGCGCTGATTGGGCGTTGAATGGCTCTCTGACTTCTGCCGGTGGTAATCCTTATACCGCTACCAGCGGCGGCAGCGCGCCTCTGGCATTCACGCCTGGCTGGGTCGATAGTGCCGGCACACTTCACAAAATCGCCTATGACACCTGCAAAATTCTGTATGTGCAATTTCCCACAACGAGCAGCTTTAAATGGGATTTCGACGGTGGCAGCGCGACTACGATTAACGCCAATACCACCAACGGCCTCGGCATTGCGACCGTCACCACCACGCTGGGTGAGCATACCCTCAACATAAATTGGGTTTCAGGCACGGCCACCATCATAGGAAGCTTCTGCTATAACAGCGCCATTCCGCAAGTGATTGCGCTCAATGCAGGTTGGCCCGGCTCCACCGCAGCCGACTGGCTTGTGACGAACGAAACGGGCTCGAATGATCCTTGGGCGCCCGGTAATTTTGTCGCCTCCCTTGACCCGCTGTTTGTAAATATCGAACTCGGAGCCAATGAGGAACTTTCTGCGGCAAGCACCTCCACCTATGGCACAAATCTGGCAACGGTTGTTGGCCAGGCGCAGAATTCCGGGGCGACCGACGTTATTCTGGAATCCTATAACTGGTTCAATCCTGGCATCGGTACAAGCCACCTTCCCTATGTGCAGAAAATACGCGAAGTGGCGGGCACAACTGTTCCTTACATCGGCATCTCTGAAGCTTTCGTAAGCTACGCTGCAGAAACCGCTACGAATACCAGTTACATAAACACCAGCGATGGCTTCACCGGTGTACATCTCAACCCAGCTGGTCAGCGCGCGCGCGCTGAAATATGGAAATCCGCTCTTGCGCCGGCATGGAACTTTGGTGGCGGCAATCCCGCCTTCGGAGATAACACTGGCAATAAGTCCGTACTCGGGAAATTTTCTATAGGGACGTCGAAGCCAACTGACGGTGCCGCTTTAGACCTTGGCAGTAATACCGATAAAAACAATTCTTCGATTTTGCTACCCGGCGGCACCGCCGCAAACCGGCCGACAACCGGCGTCGCCGGCATGGCCCGTTATAATAGCAGCACGCCCGGCATTGAAGCCTATTTCAGCAGCGCATGGAATACGTTGCTCAGTGCCGCTGGTACGGGTCTTTCAAAATCCGGCGTTACGGTTTCGAGTAACGCGGTTGAGCATATCGGTTGGGATGTTGTGTTGGCGGCCACGCCATCGACTACAAAATACGGGTTCACAAAAATAAGCGCGGCATCGACACTCGATAATTTCATCTGCAGTGCGAATAGCATCACGGGCTGCAGCCCTAACCCGACGTTCACCGTCTATGGATGCGGTAGCAGTACAACGTGCGCGTCCCCGACAACATTGGCCTCGGTGCAGGTGACGTCGACGGGAACGGCATTCCCGGCCACGCTTAGTAATACCGCAGTTAGCGCGGGCGATTATATTACCTTCGCCACATCTGCCGGCGGGAGCTGTTCTCTCGTGATCGCGCATTGCACGGCGCAATTCCATCAAAACTAACCCCCACTTGAATGAAGGTAGAGCCATGCCGGATTTTGAAAAGCGCGCGGATGAACTTGAAGAACTCCCGGAGCCGCCTACTACGCGCGAGCGGTTGGTGCGCCACGAGCTGATATGCGGTTTCCGATGGAAGGCCTGCAACGCCCGCTTAAGCCGCATTGAAGGCGCTATGTGCTGGGCGGTCGCCGTTTTACTTGTCGGTATGGCCGGCGTGATTACAACGCTGATCCTTATTCTCTTGAAGGTAAAATCATGAAAAAGTTTTTAACCGAAATCGGGATCGCCTTGCACGGCGCCTTCGCAGAATTTGCACGATGGGCACGTTGCCTTTTTGATTGGCCAAATCTCTGGACCCGGGCCATTACCATTTATGTGATTATGTGGGCCACGCGGGAAGCTGCCGGCATCATCGACACTTTGAAAAAAGCGTTCCTCGATAAAAATCCGCTTCTCTCTAGCCAAACAGAACTATTCGAATATGCCCTGCATGCGCTTTTCGGCCTAATTGCCTGCGTGGTTTTCTTCTATACCTGCCGCAAGGGCTTTGAAAAGCTCGGGGAAAGCCTTGGAGGCCTTGCGGCCGCCATGTTCAACCGTTTCCTGCCGCCTTCGCTGCGTTCGACATGGAATGCAAGCGATGATGCAAATAAGCAGCTGCCCCCACCGCCGGCATCGAGCCCGCCAAACTCAAGCCCACAAGGTACCTGACATGATCGAAAAACTTATGGCCTGGCTGACGCCTTGGGAAAATAAAGCCCTTCTCGCCGCGCTTGGGCTTTGCCTTGTGCTGATTTCCGGGTTTTGGATCACGCTCAAGCTGCAGGCGGCCGAGAATAAGAACCTCAAAATGCAAAGCGCCTTCTTTGAAGCGGCCGCCGATCAAAACCTGCGATCTTATAATGAAGCGAAAGAGATATTCGCGGCGCAGGCCACGCTTATGGCTAAGCAGCAAGCTGCGGCCGTGAAGCGCGCGGCAAGTCTTTCCACCCAGCTTGAGAGGATAAAACATGATCAAGATGCTCCTGCCGCTCCTGTTCTCATTAATACTTTTGACTGGATGCGACTTCCTAGAAAAGGCGGTGCCGTCCGTCACCATTGATCGACCTCTGATCGCCGAAAGCCTTCTTGAAGCTGATCGTGTGCCCTCGCCGCCGCAAATCACCCTGCAAAGCCAAGCCGCAAATTATTGCGCCGTGGTTTTTGACGCCAACCAGGGCAATACGCAGAAACTCGATGACCTGAAATTACTTCTCGGAAATCTTGGCATGGTGGCGCAAAGCCCCAAGCCCTAATCATGGAGGCATCCATGGCGGCCGGCAGCATCCACGATTTGGTTTTTAAAATCATGCTTGCTCTGGCGCTTTTATCGATCGCGGCCATGGGCCTTCTGATCTTCCTGGCGCCAATGCCCCCGCCCAGGATCAAGCCTTTACCAATCCCTGACTTCCCGGTGGCCTTCGATGCAACAAAATATCATTTCAAATACACAAGCTCGCGCCCGCGCCCTTTTTGAGCCCGAAAAGGGTGGCGGCTGGCGTGTGCGGATTATTGAATTCAATTCTGCAGGCCAAGCGTTTACGCGCCGCATCAAGGCCGAACACATCCCGCGGCGGGCCGCGCATCGCCTCGCCAAAAGCTTCAATCGCCAGCACCTGGGTCGCCCGTGAATATCCGCAAACATACAGACCTTCTTGTCATCCATTGCAGCGCCACGCAGGCTAAGCAGGATATTGGCCTTAAGGAAATCACCGAGTGGCATGTCTTGCCGTCCCCAAGGGGCCATGGCTGGGCTGCCGTGGGTTATCATTTCATTATTCGCCGATCGGGTGCGGTTGAGCATGGCCGCGCCGTGAACCTTGTTGGCGCCCATGTCGAGAGATATAACCATAATTCGATTGGAATTTGCCTCGTTGGCGGGATTGACGCCCATGCGCACCCGGAGAATAATTTCACGCCCGATCAATTCGCCGCGCTCTCGGGCCTGCTCAAGCAGCTGCGGCAAGATTATCCGCGCACCCGGATCGTGGGGCATCGCGACCTTTCCCCCGATAAAAACGGTGACGGTATTATCGAGCCAGGTGAATGGCTGAAAGCTTGCCCAAGCTTTGACGTTGCGGCATGGCTTGCCTTGGTGGGTATTTCGCAAAGCGGTGTGGCTTAACCTATTAAAAGATAGATATTTTCTGATGTATCACCATATTGGTGATCTTTTTCTTGTAATATCACCATTATGGTGATATTAGATAATTTATGGAAACTCTCTACCAGCTCCTCGGCCTGATTTTCTACACCGCCCCCCGCGTCCTGGCTTTCATCGCGCTTGCCTATTTCTTCGCGTTATTGATCGAGGGCACAGACCCAAAGTTTCTTTTGCGTTTAATCACTCTGCGCGGCCGCATCCAGGGATGGTGCAGCCATCATGCGGCCGCGCTCGCGTTTGAATGGCGCTACTTTTTCCGTCGTGGCAAGGGTGGCGATGCGATTGAAGTGCTTCGCCGTTGTGATGCCCGCCTGAAAAAAATCGCGGTGATGATCTTGCTTATGGCCTTCATGCCCGCACCCGTCGCAGCGGATACATTGACAGAGGCTAATAAAGCTCAAGCGCGTTCATGGGTTATGCAGGCAACGGGTTTGAAAAAACTGTCGATGCCAATCGTCAGTCAAAGCCCCGTTATGATGGCGGCCGCTCTGCGAAATGGGCCTGTGGCCTTTGCCGGCATTCGCGGCGCTTATAGCCATGGCGTCATTTATATTATGCCCGCCTTTGATCCCATAGAGGATATGCCCTTCCTCGTGCATGAAATGGTTCATCATGCGCAGAGAGAAAACCCGCGCTTCAAAAGCAAAGATTGCCGCCTTGGTGATGAGCGGCTTGCCTATGAATTGCAGAACCGTTTTGCGGCGGAATATGGCTACAGCGTCCGCATTCCTCAATCCTTTATCGATCGAGCCAGTAACTGCGGAGAATAGAATGGGCAGGAAGAAAGCCATCAAGGCCGGCATTGCGGATCACGCCTATAAGGATTCCGAGCTCAAGGAGTTCATCAAGCGGATCGAAAACATCGACGATGAGGTGGCCCGCAACAACGCCGATGCCGCTTCCGATCGCAAGCAAGTCTTTGCCGATGCTAAATCAGCCGGGTTTCACGGAAAAATCCTGCGGAAAATTCTTACCGAAAAACGTCGCATCAAAGCAGAGCTTGATTTGCCCGAAGGCGAGCGGGCCTGCCTTTCATCTTATCGCGCGACTGCAGGCGTACGGCAGCTTGATCTGTTTAGGGTCGCAGGAAAGAAAAATAAACCTGCGGCGGAACCCTCTGAACAAGAGGAGACAACACAACATTAGAGTTTCATATCGCTCAACCCGGATGCTGCGCGCGGCATCTACAATTGGTAACTCCGCGAGGGGTTACGCTGGTAAAAAACGGAGGCATATCGAACCGCATGAATAGTTGAGCTAATGCGTTTCTTCCAACCACGCGGCGACAGAAAAGGGCCTATCAGCCTTTGAGCGTGGCAAACGATAGCGCGGGAACTGCGAGAGTGCCAAATAACCTCACCAGGTATTCGACATGAATTCAAATTCAAGCCCAACAAGTGCTGGCTTTCTTTCAAGGCTCTCGTTCAACACCTCTGTGATGTTGGTGGAGTCCAATATCTCCCTCTTAAACACCCTGCGCTGGCTTATTTGGCTGCGTATCAGGGCGCTGGAAACTATCCGCGACGATATGAAAAGAGGAAAGGAGCCAGACCTCAAATCTTTAGTGCGTCTTAAGCCGCCGCCTCGCGCGGCGGCTTCCAAAAAGCCTTTCCGCAGGAACGCCCGCCTGCCTCTTCAAGCTCACCAAGTAAACCCCACCGCCTAAGGAAGGAAAGCGCTATGAGTAAGGAATTTATTAAAAGCTGGTTGACCGGCGAAGTACTTTTCGAAGCAGAGCTCGATGCTTCATTCGATGGAAAAGAAATAAGCATCCGCCTTGGTGCCGCTGTGCAGCTGGCAGTCAAAGCAGGAACCAACCTCTACGGCGCCAACCTCTACGGCGCCAACCTCGTTCGCGCCAACCTCGTTCGCGCCAACCTCGTTCGCGCCAACCTCGAAGACGCCAACCTCGTTCGCGCCAACCTCGAAGACGCCAACCTCGAAGACGCCAACCTCGAAGACGCCAACCTCGTTCGCGCCAACCTCGTTCGCGCCAACCTCGTTCGCGCCAACCTCGAAGACGCCAACCTCGAAGACGCCAACCTCGAAGACGCCAACCTCGTTCGCGCCAAC